ATCCTCCATCTGGTGGGCTAGGATGCCCCCCGCGTACTTGGTCCCCATGCCGAGGGCTGAGACTCCGGCCCACCATATCCGATGGAGGAGGGTGAGGTAGGGGCCTTTCTCCTCGTGGGTGGTGGCCACCGCGTTCTTGAAGTTGTCATAGTCTACCCCGTCCGCCAGCGAGAGGAGGAGGACCGTGAGGTCTGAGCGGCTGACCGAGAGCCTCCACTGGTAGTCAGCGGAGGCGTCCTCAAAGACGCGGGCGTCCTCCCCTAGGATCTCGGCGGTGGCCTCCGCGTGTTCCTTGGTGCGGTGGCGGAGGAGGACCCTGTTGGGCTTGTCTCGGTGCGCTACCACCGAGACAAAGCCATGGCGACTAAATACCCACATTATCCGCGAGCCTTTCGGGGCGACTTCTGGGGCCTGTCGGCGGTGCTGATCTGCTGGACCGGCTCTGGGCCATGAAGCTCCACGGCCATGGAGAGGATGGTCTGTTGGAGCTCCCCGATCTCACGGCGCATATCTTGACGCTCGGAGGAGTTGGCCTCTAGGGCTTGGTGGTAGGCCCCGAGGCGCTGGAGGATGGCCCCGATGGTCTGGGACAGGTTGTCCGCGTCCGTGTCCGTGTGACCGGCCGCCACGAGGGTGTCCACGACTCCCATGAGTTGGGCCTTGAGGAGGCGGCCGGTGTTGGCGCGGACGGCGATGGCCTCGGCCGTGGCGTGGGCCGCGAACTTGATGGACGCCAGTTGGGTGGCCTTGGCGGCGGCTGGGCCCTTGGTGTTCTCAATGCTGTCCACTAGGAGGCCGAGCTCGTCCCCGATGTCGAGGGGTAGGGCTCCTAGTGTCTGGCGGACGGCGGCGGCCTCGGCGGGGATGCCGGTCATGGTCTTGGGTGTTGGAGTGCTCATTGTAGCGAGTCCTTTGGTGTGTGGTTTGGTGGTGTGGGAGTGCCCCACGGGGTTGAGTCTTATTATCGGGGGTCAGGCCTCGGCCAGAAACTCCGCGAACTGGGCGCGGTTGGTGTGGAGGGAGAGGCGCTCCTCCCAGCGGGCGAGCTCCTCGCGGGTCTTGTCCGTGTCAAGGCCGGACTCGCTTATAGGGCTGATATACAAGACCATCTTGCCTTTTTTATTGTAGAGCCCGACGTCCCGCCCTTGGGCGTGGAGCTCGGCCTTGGTGAAGGGGGTGTGTCGGATATGGCCTTGGTGTAGGGGGAACGGGAGGACCCATCTGGCTACGTGCCCACCCTCCTCCTCTATAAATAGCATACCAGCCAGCGGCATCTCCAGCCCTTGGCCTATTATATTCACAGCCGCCCCCTCCTCCACGAGCTCCTGTATCCTCTGTATTTCCTTTTTCATCGTTGCCTCTTTTTCTTGCGGTTTTTTGGTGGGTTGATATTGGTGGTAATAATACTCCCTACCTCGCGGCCGTCTGGTAGGTGCGTTACCCCATTATCGTGAAAAGCCTTGATGACGTCCGCCTTCTCGCTTGGCCGTACTCGGATAAAGTCGATGTCATCCATGGAGAGTCCCTCCTTGAATACACTCTCATTGCCTCGGCTATCGGCAAAAGACTTGTAGTCAGCGGGGACCGCTCCCCGCGTACTCATCTCATTGACAGCCCCAAACTTGTCAGATCTATAGGAAAGGGTGTCCTGTCTGGCGAGGTTGTCCACTGAGAAAAAGATCCCCCGAGTCTGTACCTTGTCGGGGCGTACACGGGTGAAAAAGTAGTTGGCCCCGCCTGTGGTCATGTCGGCCCGCGTCGAGGCCCCCGCGTCTCCTATCCATACCCCCTTCCGGAGGCGGCCGGTGGTGGTGGTGAACTCCCCGCCAGATCCACCCACGCCACGGATGAGACCGGCCACCTTGCCTTCCGGCGACTCGTACAACTCTCCGGTGGTGTGCTGTAGTGTGTAGCCCTCCATGGCCTCGGCCATCTGGTCCCTGTCTATGTCCCACCGCTCCCAGTGACGGAAGCCCTCCCCCTTGTCGTTGAGTCCGTGGCCGGAGGGGTTGTAGTTGGGCATGTTGTCAAAGTCCACCTCATACCGTTTAGCGGCCCACTGCTTAATCTTGGCTATTTTCTGGGAGTCGTCCAGAGCGGCGTCTCCCGTAATCTTGACGTAGTCCGTGAGGTTGTGGTCGTTGCGGAGGTATATGGTCCGGTGGAGGTAGAGGAGCTCCTCGTATTCTGGTGTGGGCGGCTTGGGGTCCAGTCCCAGCTCCTCAAGGATGCCCATGGCCTTCTTGATGCTGGTATCACTCACTCCCTCGGGGATGGTGACATTGACGGTCCCCCGCGTGGCCATACCGTGGTGGTGCTCCACGCTGGCCGTCCTCGGGCTGTACTGGATCGTGATCCCCTCCCCCGCGTCTATGGAGTAGAAGTCATCCCCCTCAAAGGTGTTTATGCCGCCATCTCCCCGCCCCTTGCCCTTGTCGAAAGTCACAGAGCGGAAGTTGACCTCCCTATCCTTGTTGACCTTGAACTGGCGACCCAGACGCGGCACGGCGGCCGAGGCTTTCGGGGCCTCTGGGGTGTAGGTGAATGGGTCAAGCCACGCGGTGGTGGTCTGGGAGGCCTTGGCCGCGTGGACTTGTTTGATTTGGTCTTGGTAGTGCTCCAGCATTTTCTTTTTGGAGCCGGTGGCGGTCTTGAGGGCGACCGCGATCTGATCCGCCGCCTCGTCCATGTTGGCGATGTGGCCCAAGTTGTAGGTCCCGTCTTTGGCGTGGAAATTGACGTTACCGGCGGCCTTCTTGATGGTCGCCCAGTAGTTGTCATCCACATGGGCGATCTCCCCTGTGGGCGTCACCACTTTGGCCGTTTTGAGGTCCCCACCGAGGACGGCCTGTATCTTGGCATCTCCGGCGGTGGTCACCTTGAGCTGGATCTTGGTGAGCGGTGTCCCGTCTTGGGCCTCCTCGGCCCATGCCAATATATTGAGGTCCTCTATGTCCCCGCGATCACTCGCGATCACCACACCGTTGGAGGTGGACTCCTTGACCCGCTCGGCCACTCTAGGCGTCACCTCGTACTCCACAGCCCTCACGCCCGCCTTGGAGGCTGTGGGGCGGGCCTTGACCGGCTTGGCGGGTAGGCGGGCCTTGAGGTCATCCATACGGGCGGCCATGGTAGAGCGGAGGACGGGGTCGTCAATGGCCCCGAGGATCTCCTCCCTTTTGTCCATGATGCTCTGGATCTGTTCATTGATGCGCGACTCTGAGAGGCCCTTGTACATGCTGGCGGTCTGGCGGTTGATATTGGCGTCCCGCATAGAGTCGATCTCCAGCACCTTGGGGCCCCATGTCTGCTTGGCCTGTCCTTGGGCGCGGAAGGTCATGGCCCCGCCGTTGTCGATCCGGACAGGCTTGCCCTTGACGATGAAAATATTGTCAAAGTCGAGACCGGCCACGTCATGGTTGGCGAGGAGGGCGTCCATGACAAAGCCATCTTGGATGGAGTCGTCCATGGCGGCGATCTGGGCGGCCGTCTTGCCCCTCCGCCAGTCTCCGAGGGTTTCCCCTCCCTCTAGGAACTGGGCCACCTTCATGGGGCCGCCAGAGGTCTCCAGCACAGTGGAGCGGGGGGTGGCCAGACCGGCGCGGCGGTAGAGTGCATCCGCGAGGGCCTCAGACCGGAGATGGTCTGGGGCGATCCCCGAGGCCTCGGCGGACTTGACCACCCACTTGGAGCCGTCCTTGGTGCTCTCGGCCAGATAGGGGCGCGTGGAGCCGCTGAGGTCTTGGATCTTGACGAGGTCCGCGTCATGGGGGAACGGTGCCCCCGTGGGGAGGTCGGCCAGTGCGGGCGGCACGGCTGAGGGCGGCTTGGGTGTGCCCTTGGGCGCTTTCTTGAGTTTGTCCATGATGGCTTTCTGGGCCACCAGATCGTCCGCGTCCTTGAGGGCCTCCATGGTCGGTGAGGGGAGGGTTGAGCTGTGCCAGCCCTTCTCACTGAGGACCTTGTTGAGGCCGGTGTCGTTGAGTTTGGACTTCTTGGGGGAGAGGTAGTCAGACTCCACCACTCCTCCTCCGAATTTGGGCTTGGCGTAGTGCTTGGGGGCCATGCCCATCTTGACCTTGTGGCTCTGGATCTCGGCGGCGGTCTTGGGGACGGCGGCCTTGGCCTTGGTGAATAGTTTGGAGATCTCCTCCCCGAGGGACTCAGAGAGGTCCTCCTTGGCTTTGATTAGGGCCTTGGTGGCGGTGATCTTGTCCGTGACGGTGCCGTTGATTTGCGCGGACAGGACGGCGTCCTCGGCCGCCTTGATTTGCGCCTGTGCGGCGGTCACCTCGTCCGTGATTGACCCGCCCGCGTCTAGGAAGGAGGAGATCTCCTCCGCCAGTGCCTTCTGGGCCTGTGACTCCGCCGTCATGGCCTCTATGAGGTCGGCGTTGAGCTCGGCGGTGGTCTTGGTGGTGGTCTTGGCTGAGGGGAGGACCGCCTTGGCGAGGTCGTCAGCGGCTAGGGCGGCCAGCTCGGCCTCGTCTATGGCGTTGCCGACGTCCTTGAGTAGTTGGCCCTTGGCGGCGTTGGCGGCCTTGGAGTCCGCGAGGAGCTCGGCGGGGGTGCCGAAGTCGGCGGCTTGCTTGACCTTGGCCTCCAGTACGTCGAGGGCGTCAAGGTCTTGGGCGATCTTGGCTGAGAGGTCTCCCGTGGAGGCCTTGAGGACCTTGACCTCATCCATGAGGAGCTTGTCTAGTTTAGTGGCGGCCTCAGCGGCGTCCGCGATCTCCTTGGTGACGCCAGCGGCCTCCTCCTTGATCTGGGCCTTGAGGAGGAGGACCATGTGGTCCGCGTCCTGTGCCAGCTTCTTGTGGAATACGGCGGAGAGGGTGGGGTTGGCGTCCTCGTCCATGAGCTCCAGCTTTTTCTTGGTGGCTTGGACTTCCTTGGTGGTCTTGAGCATCTCGTCTGTGGGGGTCAGGCTGTCCACCTTGTCAATCCACTCGTCCTCCACGTCGGCGAGGATGCTGGTGGCCGTCTGGGACTTGCCCTTGGCTTCCACTAGGTTCTTTTTGACCTTGAAGGTGACGGCTTGGTCTAGGGTCTTGACAAGTTGCTCTCCGGCCTCGTTGGCGGCGGAGATGTTCTTGATCTTGGAGAGCTGTGTCTGGCCAAAGTCAAAGGCCTTGTCTGAGGCCTCCTCGTAGAGGGTGTGCGCGTTCTTGTAGACAAGCGGACTGACCTCTAGGGCGTCCACATCCGCGAGGAGCTCGTGGATCTGGTTGTCTATGTCCTTGTACTTGGACTTAGTGACCGAGAGCTTGGCGGGGCCGAGGAGCTTGAGTTGGTGCTCCGCCTCGCCCACGAGGGCCTCCCCCTTCTCCAGTGCCAGCTTGTAGGCGTTGGTCTTGGCCACGGTCCCCTTGGCGGCGCTTATGCCGTCCAGAGCGCCCTCGTAGACCTTCTCAGCGAATTTTACCGGCTCGGGGAGGTCGTCCACGATGCCGTCCAGATCCGCGAGGATGTTGACGGCCTTGGTCTCCACCTCGTCAGAGGCGGCGATGACCTCCTCCAGTGCCGCCTTGTTGAATAGCTCCTCCTCGTCCGCGAGCTTCTTGGCGGCCGCCTTCTTGGCGATGGCTTCCTTGTCCGCGATCTCCTTGGCCAGCGCCTTCTTGGCGGCGGCGTCCTTGGCTTCTTTGATCTTGGCCTTGGCGGCGGCGACTTTGGCGCGGGCCTCAGCCTTGGCGGCGGCGACTTTGGCCTGTGCTTGGGCCTTGGCGGCCTCCAGCTTCACTTGAACCTCAGCGGCGGCCTTGGCGGCGTCTCCCTTGTCCGTCTCAAACTGTAGTTTTTTCTTGGCTTGGATGGCCTTGGCGTTGGATGGGACCGGCTTGAGTTTGGCCTTGGATGGGAGGGCTCCCTTCTTGGCCAGCGGCCAGACAGAGGCCTCGCGGGCGGCCTTGGCCCCCTGCTTGGCGACCTTCTTGGGGACCTCGGCGAGGATGGACTCCCTGATCCTGTCGTTGGCCTTGTCGCTCCAGACCTGCCCTGTGGTCTTTTCCCCCACATTGGCGGGTATCCATGCACAGCGACAGTTTGGATGCCGAGGGATGCCTCCACGGGCCTCTGAGACGGTCAGGATGACACCCTCTAGGGGGCGGCATCTCGGACAGACCTTGGCGTCTCCGGCGGTGTGCCACTCGGCCATCACTCCGAGCTCCTCCACTCCGAGCTTCTCAAAGGCGTCCAGTTGACCCTCCGCGTGGGCGTGTACGATCTCGGTCCTCGCGATCATCATGGCCCTACTCTTGGGGATGCCCAGCTTCTTGGTCATATCGCGGGCGATCTTGCCCGCCCCGTCCCCGTTGGCCATGCCTTGGGCTAGGATGAAGTTGAGTTGGGTCTTGGCTTGCTCGGAGACCCCCTTCATGTTGTTGAAGCTCCGCGTGGCGAGGAGGCGTATCTTGGAGGTGGTCTCCGGCGCGGAGAAGGCGGACTGTAGGAACTCGGCCTTGGAGCCTTCAATGAAGTCAGCGGGGACTCCTAGGGTGTCCTTGTGCGAGTCCACATATCCACGGACCATCCCCTTCTTGTAGGCGCTTTCCGTATACTCCGAGATCCACGGCTCTGTTGGGACCCCCTCTATGTCCAGCGTGTCGAGGAGCTCCGAGGAGACCATATTGTCCAGCCAGTGTCCAAAGGAGGCCAGCTTCTTGTCATCCGTCTGGAATTGCCAAGCCTTCTTGGCGTTGGTGATGGGGCCCTTGGCCGTGTGCGGCTCCCACTCCGAGACGCTGGGCCGGAGCCCGAGGATGTCGTCGTCATAGATCAGCTTGGTGATCTCGCGGGAGAGGGACCGGAAGCGGCGTTGGACATCCGCCATGGCTCGCTTCCGGAGGGTGGTGGTCCTCGTTGGGTCTACTTGGAAGGGGGTGGGCATGGCTCTACTCCGCTACGGGGGCGGAGGGGTCCTCAGCGGGCTCCACCTCCTCCTTGGGGGCCATGGCCATGATGGCCTTGACCTGTTCCGGCGTGGCTCCTAGGACCTCGGTCAGGTACTCCTCCGGAGACAGGTCACTATCGTCCGCCGCGCCCATGGCCGCGTCCATGATGGCGGTGGCTTCCTTGTCGTCCATGCCGAGGATGGTGGTGAGGTACTCCATGGGTGGGATGATGCTGTGGACTTGTGCCTGTACATACTTGGAGAGGGCCTCTGTCCACTTGAGGGCGAGGTCGGCCTTTTCCATGGCGGAGGATGCCAGTAGGTCGGGGAACTGGACCTCATAGGAGGCGGGCTCTGGGACCACTCGGACGGCGATCATGCGGTCCAGAAACGGCCGGATGATGCGCGGGGTGATGTACTTGGTCTGTCGGCGCTTCATGCGTTGCTTCCACGCCTTGGAGTCGGCGTCAGCGGCCAGCTTGGCCTCCTCGCTCCCCATGAATATCCGCCATGGGACGGACTTGGAGGAGGCGGTGAGGCGGAGTTGCGCTTTGAGGTGTGGGGTGGGGTCTGTGACCTCTGGGGCGATGGTGTTGATCTTGACCCCTTCAATGGCGAGGGTCCGGCTGAGGCCCGCTTGGTAGGCGTCCAGCTCGGTGGTCAGGGTGTCGCGGTCAAACTGGGCGTCCTCGTAGTTGGGGAGGGTCTCTAGGGCGAGGCCGGTGACTGAGGCCCGCCAGAACATCTCTCCGGAGCTTCCGGCGATCTTTTTGATGTCTAGGAGGTGGTTGTAGACATCCCTCATACGGGGCTCCCCGTAGACCTCGGAGCTCTGGAGGTTGTCGGCCAGATGGAGCACTCGCGTCCAGTGGAAAGTCAGGTTGGCGAACTGGGGCTCATTGGTGTCATCCTCCTCCATGTTGAGGCGTACCGTGTACAGGATGGGGCGGCCAAAGCGGGGGTTGGCGGGGTTGGTTTCCCAAGTGGCCACCTCCACGGACTCCTCGGAGACCGTGCGCAAGAACAGGACCTCATGCTCGGCGGCTGTGATGCCTTCCTTCTCGTGCTGGAGGCCCTCCACTGGGAGGTTGGTCTCTAGGCCGTCATTTAGGCCGATGAGGAGGAGGCCAAAGCGGCCGATACCACTGAGCTGATCAGCGCGATGGAGGACGGACCATATCCCAAAGCGGGCGTCCAGATCTAGGACGGCTTGCTCAAACTCGGTCACGTTCTCGGGGTCCTCGTCCTCCACGATCTCGGGGTCCTCCTCCCATGACTCGTCAGGGTAGATGTTGACCACTTTCTTGGCCACGCCTAGGCGGTTGTACAGGTCGCGGTAGTTCTCGGGGGACACGTTGACGGGGTAGCCACACTCCCCATCCACGTCCACCTTCTTGGCGCATTGTTGCTCTATCCATCGTTGGCGGCTTGAGAAGGCGTTGCTGATTAGGCCCGCCACGGCGCGGTTGAGGGTGATGTCTTGGGTGTTGTCGGGTTGGTCACTCATCGTAGGGGTCCTATTTTTTTGCGGGTTGTTAATTTGGCAAAGGCGGCGGAGCCAGCGTCCACTTGGTCCTTGTTCTTGGACTCTGGGAAGTACTCCAGCTCCTCCTTAAATTCTTGGTTCCATCCAGCTTGAACTACTACCACATTACCATTGTTTACCTGTACAGACAAAGGGTCGGCGCGGATTGACTTCTCGCCCTTGGGTAAATCACGCTTTACGACATACCCCGCACAGTTGTTGATGGTGGCCTCGGCGGACTCCTTGCCCCCGCTCCCGCCTTCTTGCTCCACATAGGTGATCACTTGGACGTAGCGGTTGTCCTCCTCGCAAGTGGTCCGGATTATTTGCTCCCGCTCGTTGCTGGCCCATTGGCCCCTCACGATGTCGAGGACCCACCAAGTGGCTCGGCCCTTCTTGGTCTTGCCTTGGCCGTTGGGGATGCGCTCGTAGATGACCCCCATCTTGAGGCCCACCGTGAAGCATCCGCCGTCTTTGGTTCCGGCCTTGTCCCAGTACCGGACGAGGCGGTCAAACTTGCGGTCTGGTGGCGGCTCGGAGGAGTAGCGGAGTTTGGTGATCTTGAAAAGCCCGCCCTCTCTGGGGATGGGGTGTTGGTCAAACTGGCCCGCGTAGTTGTACGGGCCCAGCGAGTTTTTGGCCTCCTCCAGCACCTCGGGCGACAGGCGGACGGGGTCCATGAGGCCGTCCTTGTACTTGCTCCGGAGCTTGAGCGGCCGGACTCGCGGGGAGAGCTCGGCGGGGAGGCATATTTTCCGGACGGTCTTGGCCCGCTTGGCGTCCCCTAGCCAGTTGCCGGTGGGGTCGTCTTGGTGGAGGCGTTGCATGATCAGGAAGGTGGGGGTGACGGCCTTGTTGACCTTCCGCGTGGCGATGGTGGACCTCATCCACTCATTGGTGGCGGTCAGGACGGCCTTGGATGCGGACTCATTGGGGTTGAGGGGGTCGTCGATGAGGATAAAGTGGGCATGTTTGCCCGTCACAGCACCCCCTGTGCCCACCGCGTACCTGAGACCGCCCTCGGTGTTGCCGAAGGCCTTGACGCCTCGGAGATCACGCCTGAGAGCCCTCTGTGGGAATATGCGGTGATACTTGTCGGAGTCGATCACGTCGCGGCACCGGCGGGAGAGGTCAATGGCGAGCGCCTCGGTGTAGGAGGCACAGATGAAGCGGGCCTCTGGAAAGAAGGTCCAGACCCAAGCGGGGAACATGACCGAGACTATGGTGGACTTGGAGGTGGATGGGGAGATGTTGATGATGGTGTCGTGCTTCTTGTGCTCGCCCCTGTAGACGCGGAGCGCCTCCTCCTGCATCTCGTCACACAAAAACCGGATGTGCCAGTTGTCCTCTAGGGGGTCTTGGACCACGGTGTCCCAGAACTCCACAAAGAAGTCATAGAAGGACTCGGCACAGATGGAGGCGAGGAGGTCCTCCTCTGAGAGGGCCAGATCCCCGAGGACCCCACTGTCCTCCCAGTTGGTGGGCGGCTGGGCGTTGCGGATGACGAGTTGGTCACCTCCAGACATTGCCGCACCCCCTACACTTTTTCCGGCCGGTGAAGGCAGGGGCGGCGAGAAGGATGAGGAGCCCCACGGGGATGATGAGGAGGAGCGGGAGGAGGACCACGCCTAGGCATCCGATCCCCATGACGGCGAGGCCCATGAGGGCCCAGTAGATACACCCTTGGCCCTCTATCTTGTATGAGGTGCACCTCGGACAGGCGGGCGGCCTCATCCCATACCCCCGAGGTAGGTCTCGGATACATCACAGCCAGCGGCGGCGGAGGCGCGGATGACCTCCTCCATCTTGCGGATGGTGGCGTCTCGTTGCTGGACCATCTGGGAGGAGGTGTCCCGTATCCGGCTGGTGAGGTCATGGGCCCGCTGGATGTCCCCCACTGCCTCCTTGAGCTTCTCGCGGGCGGCGTCCATGTTGCCGATCCCGAAAACAGACCACAGGGCGTCCGGCCCCTCGTTCTCTAGGCCCCACTCGCGGAGGGTGTTGGCGGCGGCGATGATGTGGGGAGGAGGTCCGCTGGCGGGGCTGGCGATCTCGTCCAGCGTGATGGGCTGACCGTGACCCCCTAGGACCTCCTTGATGGCCAAGTCTGTCTCGTGGTTCTGGAGGCGCTCCACGCTCATGATCCTCCTCCTTGCGCTGGGAATTGGAGGACGGGCTTGGTCCAGATGCTCGCGAACTTGGAGAACCGCTGGCACTTCACATAGGCGGCGGGCTGGCTTCCTGTGTAATATCCGAGGATGCGGCCTTGGGCGTCTGGGCCGGACAGGCGGCCCCAGCGGATGAGGGACTCAATGAGATGGTCCGGTAGTGACTTGGTGGGGATGGGTGAGGGGCTCATGGGTGTATTTCCTTGTGTAAGGGTTAGGCGTGGGCCGTACTATCGTTTGGGGTGATGTTGATGGCCTCGGATGCCCGTGAGGCTCTCAAGGCCGTCAGGAGCTCTCTACGGGTCTCCAGCGGGAGGTCCAGTTGGGCCACTGAGATGACGGTGTGCTCGTGCTGGATGGTGCCGGAGACTTCCAGCTCCATCTTGTCGGCAAAGCCCCGATCCCTGTTGAGGGTCTTGTTGGCGAATATGGTGGCCGAGGTGTCCCCCTGTTGGACGAGCTTGAGGAGTTGGTGCTCCAGAAAGTTCTTTTTGTGGAAGTGGATCTCATCCATGAGCTCGGCAAACTCGGGGTCCGCGATGATCCAGCGGTCCAGTCTGGCCTTGGAGATCCTCGTCACCCTCATGGCGCGGCTGGTGGAGAAGTTGCTCATGGCGAAGGCATGAATGAATAGATACTGGCGGGCCTTCTCCCCGTTCTCGGCGAGGAGCGCCTCTGTGCGGGCCATGGCGTTGGCGGCGGTCTCCGGCTTGCTGATCTCGTCCCAAAGTTCTTGGAGGTGCTCGGGGAGTTGCTTGTAGAGGTAGGCCGTGAAGTCCACCGGCGGCGGGAGGGCGGCGGGTAGTTTCTCCTTGACCGCGTCCGCCTTTCCCCTCTGGATGGCGCTGGCCACCTCCGGCTTCCCTCTTTTCCAGTTCCGTAGAGTCTGTACAGTGATCCCCAGCTCCTTGGCCACCTTCTCCATGGATAGGCCCTGTCTCCTGAGCTCGTAGATCCTCCCTACATGCTCCTCCTCCCATCGTACTCTTGGCATAGTGTGTCCTTCCCGTTCTCGTTGGTGGTGGCCTG